CAGGTTCAATAGTCAGTAATTTGAGGCAAGAATGGGGCGAGTCAGATCATACATTCGTTTGGACGGGGCACATCCACCACAAGAATCAAGAGGAATATGGGGGCGCATTGTTCGAGTCATGGAACATCCTAGCACCCGCAGACGCTTGGCACAGTGGCTCTGGCTATGCCAGTTCGCGAAGTATGACCTGCGTGATCCTCCACAAATCGTTCGGGGAGCAAGGCCGATTGAAAGCAAACATTCAGGAGTTGATGTGAGCGCACTAGATAGACAGATATCAGGTAGCCATTACAAGACGATGAAGATTCAGCCGTTAGAGTATGCGCTCGAAAATGACTTGGGCGTATGTGAGCATGCGGTGATCAAGTATGTGTCGAGATGGAGAGAGAAAGGGGGAGTGGACGACCTGAGAAAGGCTATCCACTATTGCGAGATATTGATTGAGCGGGAAGCCCCTTAAAATTGTTCGGCCATTGCCTGTGCGATTCCTGCGTATGTCTTGCTTCTGATCTTCCATCGATCCGGTGATGGGCCTAGCTTGTTTTGTCCGCTAGGAGTTTGGTTGTCCCAGTGTCCGCAAGATGGTTTTTCTAGTACATCGGTCGGTTGTAGTTTCGGCAGGTTGTGCAACCATAGGCCAGTTTTTTTGCTCTCGGCGTGTCCGAATTGATAGGGTTGGATGTACTGACTAGCTTTGATCGGTAACACGCCCACAGGGTTTTCCATGCATACCGCATCAGCGTTTGCTTTGGCTAATTCAAACATGCGGAGCGTGTATTCTATTGCGTCGATGCGCTGCTGGTGCTTGGGCTTGCCTTTGGCATAGTGGGCGTTTGAGCTGACACATATTGCCGTACAGGGCGGGTGCATTATGATCAAGTCCCAGCGTTTGAGAGCGGGGTCAGCTATCCATTCTTCAACGTCACCTTGGAAGTGATAAGTGCTGCCATCGTCAGCGGGTTGTAGATCACAAGACCATGCGTTGTGACCTGCTTTGCGAAATGCCTCCCTGACTGTACCGCTTGATTCGTATGCAACTAAGATGTTCATGCTAGTATCCCCCTGTCAATTCTATGGACAATCGGTCAGCGTTTGACTCGAAGCATGCGCCCTCTTTCATGAGGCTTACAACCACTTTTAGAAATGTCTCTAGGTCGTCGCACTGTATTTTATAGTGTCCCATCTATTCGCCCTCGCAATTTGGTTCGATGTTTTGGTAATCCGGAATGAGTCCGGCGCAAACGTCTTGACGGTATTGCTCGGCCTGTTGCAGTTCATGGTTAAATTCGTCATTACTCAGCCAGATAAAAGCGGATGTAAGGACAGCGGCAAGAATGATTTTTTGGTAGGTGTTCATTGGTTTATGCCCTCATCTCGTAAAGTTCTCGACAAGCGCCGTGCAAATCCATTTTATCGGTAAAGTCTGAAAAGACTGTATCGCCCCACCAGTAGCCCTCGACTTTCTCGTGTCGGGTATCAATCCAAATGTTCGGGCCACCCCAAGCGACGAGAATTCTCGCCCCTAGAAAAACGCCGTGGCTACTAATTGTGTACTCTATATCTAAAACATCAGACAGGTAATCAAACGCGCTAATCTGATCGTTTGGCTCGTAACCGTGTTCCTCGTGATCCATATCTGCTTCCTCGTAAGTCATGCCATGAGTTAAATCTCTGGCAATGCTGTTAACGTAATTCTCGGTATCCTGTGCATTCATTGGTGTAACTCCTTGCTGATTGGTTTTCTCATACGCCTTGCGGCGTTTCACGCGGGAACCATCCGCGATCATCAGTGAGATTATTGGGAATATGTGAGGTGATTCTTGATTGACCACTTTTCAATGATTGGTTGACCGTACTTGTCTTCATCAACGACAATATGCGCTACGGTCTTTTTGACGTTTGCATAACGCCACCCTGACTCCCCTATCGGGTTATTCCACACCCATACTCGGTGCGGATAGTTAATAACTGGCAAACAGCTATCGTCAGGACTGTTTATCTCATAATCGAATGAGGTGTCGTATCCTTTATGCTTGAATGTTCCGATAACTTTTTTGATCTCGCTAGTTGGTGCGTATGCCATGCTGTAAACCCTCGTTGTGGTGGTGTATAATTCGGTGGAGCGAAGCGAGCATACAAATATCATTCAAATCTGTCTAATACCGATTTGTTATATACCTTAGAACTAAATAGCATATGCCGGTAAATATAGGGTAAAACGTGCCAGATAATAGACATCGTTTAGATAAAGAAACAGTTAACAGACACTTTCCTGAGTACGATCACGGTGGGAAAGGCAGTCATGCAAGAAGGTATAATTCTGCGTCAAAATCGGCCTATTCAGAAGGCTACGATAGAATCTTCGGTAAGGGTAAAGACAATGGGAACAACAGCAGCGAACAAGAATAGAGCTATCAGACAGGAAGCATTACGGGAACAGTTAAGCAATCAAGGGCATGTCCAGCATGTTACTGATATTGCAAAGAAATTAACCGATCTTGATAACGAATTAGATAGTACGCAAGTGCAGAGATTGAAGTCAGCAGCAGATATTAAACTCAAGCTGATCGGTAAGTATCTTGGGGATGTGAAAGCCATTGAATTATCAGGTGATGGCGGTGGTGATCTAGTGATTAAGGTTGCAGACTTCAAGAACTCATAGCTGTATATCCATCCAGTACTGCATCCAGGGGGGCACATGGCAGAGATATCAATACCGTATGAGTGGGAACCTCGACCGCATCAGGTAGACTTCTTTCGGGCTATGGATACAGGCGTTAAACGTGCTGTATGCGTCTGGCATAGACGGGCTGGTAAGGGTAGCGCAACCCTGAACTTTACCGCCAAAGAGATGTTTAAAAGAGTCGGTACATACTGGCACCTGTTCCCCCATCAGACGCAAGCACGCAAGGCCATATGGGCAGGTATCGACAGCGAAGGCCGTCCGATCCTCGAGCAAGTATTCCCGAAACAGATACGCAAGCGCACCAGTTCGCAAGATATGGTGATAGAGCTAGTCAATGGGTCAACATGGCAGCTCACCGGAAGCGATAACTATAACAATCTAGTCGGAAGCAACCCTGTCGGAGTAGTCTTTGACGAATGGTCTCTATGCGATCCTAATGCATGGGGATATATCAGGCCGATACTAGCGGAAAATGGCGGATGGGCTGTCTTCATCTACACGCCTAGAGGCAAGAACCATGGGCATAGCCTGTATCAGATGGCACAGAAGAGTAATGAGTGGTTCTGCCAGAATCTCACCGTGAAGGATACCAAGAGGGCCGATGGTACTCCGGTCATCAATCCCGACATCATCGAGCAAGAACGACTCGAAGGCATGGAAGAGGCATTAATCCAGCAGGAGTTCTACGGCTCATTCGAAGCACAGATAGCAGGGGCATACTTTGCTGATCAGATAGCAGCTGCAAAGGATCAAGGCCGAGTGACTAGGCTACCGATAGAACCATCACTAGCTGTCCACACTGCATGGGATCTAGGCATATCCGATGCTATGAGTATCTGGCTATTCCAAGCTATAGGCAAAGAGATCCGATTAATTGGATACTACGAGAACAACGGCAAAGGAATGGAGCATTACATACAATGGCTCAATCAATACGCATCCACCAACGGAGTCATGCTAGGTCAACATCTGGCACCGCATGACATAGAGGTGAGGGAGCTTACATCAGGCCGATCACGCAAGGATGTAGCACGAGAGATGGGCATATCATTCCGTACAGTACAGCGACCACGCACCAAAGCAGAAGGTATACAAGCAATACGCAGGATGTTCCCTAGATTCTGGTTCGATCAAGACAAGGCCGAACACGGGCTAAACTGTATCGCATCATACCACCGAGAGTTTGACGAGAAACGCAACGTATTCCGTGACACACCTGTGCATGATTGGGCATCACACGGGGCCGATGCACTACAGACACTAGCACTAGGATGGCAGGAATCCATGATATCAGGCCATAGACCGAAACCGAGACAGGCC